AACTTTAAAACTTAAAGTTGGTGAGAAAATCACCAAACTAAGTGATGAGTTTAACAGAGTTGCGTTAAAGTCAGGTTCTTATCGTCTTGTAGAAAACTTTGAAATTGAAGTTAAAGATGGTGAGATTATGTCAGTTAAGGAAATTTTCGTTGACGCTAAGTTAGTTGATGGTACTGCTATTAAAGTTGAAGGTGAAGAAGTTATTGAAGGTGCAGCTGTTAAAGTTGTAACTGAAGATGCTGAGGTTCCTGCACCAGATGGAGTACACGAATTAGAAGGCGGAATGAAAGTTGAGACCAAAGATGGTATCATCGTTAAGATTGAAGAAAAAGTTTCTGAGGAAATGGAAGAAGTTGAGGTTCCTGTTGAAGTACCTGCTGAAGTTGCACCTGTTGCACAAGAAGTGGTTGAAGCAATAGTTGAAGCTTTAGTTCCATTAATGGACGAAGTTAAAGTCCTTGTCGAAGAAATGAAAAAAATGAAAGACGGTATGAAGAAAATGGAAAATGATTTTTCTTCATTCAAGAAACAACCAGCAGGAAAGAAAATTGCTGATGGTAAAACAGATTTTAATAAAGAAGAAAAAATTGACTCTGTAGATGCAAGAATTGCTTCTATTATGAGTATGAGAAACAAATAAAAACATTAAAAAAATAAAAAAATTATGAAAAATTATTCAAAAGAAGATTTTGCGTACGTAGTAAGTTCAATTACAGGATTTACCGACCAAACATCAACAGAATTGATGATGAAAGCTTTAGTAGGTGGAACTACCGCTAAAGTATCTAATGTGAAACTTGGTATCAAAGGTACACAACAAATTCAAATTTTAGACTCAACTCCAGCATTCCAAGCAGGTGCTTGTGGATGGTCTCCAAGTGGTACAACCACATTCTCTCAAATCTCTCTAACAGTATGTCCTGAGAGAATTAACGAGTCACTTTGTCCTGACGCGTTATATGGCACTTATCAGTCATTACTTTTACAAAAAGGTGAAACTGAAGAAAGTGTTCCATTTGAGATGCAAATCGCGCAATTAAAAGTAAAACAAATCCAACAAAGAATTGAACAAAAATTATGGCAAGCAACTACCGCAGGTAATGATTGCTTTAACGGTTTCAAATCATTAATCGTAACAGGTGCTACATCTGTAGCGGCTTCTGCATCAGGTACAACTTTCTCTCCAACTGCAGCTTACGGTTCAAATGGTAACCCAATCACTGAAGTAGATAAGTTAATCTCTGCTTTAGATGATAATGCACAAGCTATGGAAGACTTAGTAGTGTTTATGTCTTACGCTAACTACAGATTGTATGTACAAGCGTTAACTAAAGCTAACTTCTTCCAAAACTACATCGGTTCTTCAACTGTAATCGGTGGTGAAGCAAACGCTTTCGCGGTACATCCAAACTCAACAGTTAAAGTTTATCCTACATTAGGATTGAACGGTTCTGGTAAAGTTGTAATCGGACCAGCTCAGTATTTCATCGTAGGTTTTGACGCCTTATCAGATTCTGAAAAATTAGATATGTGGTGGTCTCGTGATAACGATGAAATTCGTATCCGTGGTAACTACAACTATGGTGCTGCTCTTGTTACATTTGCAGGTGTAAACTATTTCGCAACAAACAACATCGCGTAATTCATCTAAATAGAAAAAAAACAGGGAGGTGAAAGTCCTCCCAATTTTAAAAAATAAAAAAGAAAATTAATAAATATAAACTATGAGTTGCTATATTTCAGAAGGAATTAGTTTAAATCAATGTTCAGATTCTATTGGTGGTATACAGAAAGTATATATCGCTGGTGGTACTGGTACTACAGTTGGTGGTGTGACAGGTTTCACATACAACGTAGATGACGCTATCACAGGTGCTACTTCAGCCGCTGGTACAATCTTTTACGGATTTGAACTTAAAAGAGGTACTTCTCAACTTACTCAAAATATCCAAAAGTCATTTGAAAACGGTACAGTGTTCTTTGAACAAGTATTGGAGATGGTCTTATTCAAATATGATGAAGATAAAAGAAACATTATTTTGAATTTGGCTCAAAAAGATAACTTACAAGTTATCGCTATTGACCAAAATGGTACTCAATATATGTTGGGTCAAGTAAGAGGTATGTATGTATCTGCAGGTGCTTTAACTTCAGGTTTGGCACTCGGTGACAGAAATGGTATGAATTTCACGCTAACAGGCTCCGAAAATGTCCCTAGTAGAGTTATCGATGGAACTTTAGCCACTGTCTTCACAGGTGCATCATTCGTTGGATAAAAAAATTATGGTGAAAGCCATCAATTATATACACATATCCTGATAAGAGAGGGTCTTCGGACCCTTTTTTTTATAATATACCCTTTCAATTTCATTTTTTTTATATTTATAGATATACAGTCAATAATATGCTTATATTAAATAAGGGTCAACAAAACGAATTGGTGTTGAATATCAATAACAATTCAAGAACAGACTTTACAGGTTATACATTAACTTTCACACACGTTGTTTCACAGGAAGTAAAATCTTATACTATAAGTTTATCTAATCCTGCACAATATGGTGAGAATGATAGGTACTGTGAGATTGTTCTTAATCTACAAACACCAGGTCAAGACTTAAATTACTTGGGACAATACAACCTTCAAATATTTGGTAATGGTACAAACCTCGTTTATACAGGTATGGCACAATTAAATGGTAGTCAAGAATCTAATCCATTTACAGAATATATTTCACCAAATGAAGATAATGAAAACTACATCTACATACAAGATTAATTATGAGTGAAGAAAAGAAAAAATATCAATTATCAAAAATTGAATTTAGACAAGAACCAATATTACCAAGATTTTCTGAAGTATTTCAGAGAGTACCTTGGGTATATTATGGTGACAATAATTTGATGCCACAATATCTAATTACACGCTATAATAATTCAGCGATACATAAAGCAATTGTAACAAGTAAGGTTAACCAAATTATGGGTGATGGAATTGTATCCATTAATAACCCTATGGCCTCTGTAAACCTAATCAACAAGAAAGAGAATGTTGAAGAAGTTATGAAGAAATGTGCATTGGACCTTGTTTTATTTGGAGGTTATTCTCTAAATGTAATTTGGTCAAGAGACAGAGAAACAATTGCAGAAATATATCACTTAGATTTTAGTAGAGTTAGAGTTGGTAAAATTAATCCTGAAACAGATGAAATTGAAAAATATTATTATAGTGCTGATTGGTCTAATATCAAAAAGCATCCCGTTGAAGAATATGATGCATTCAATCAAGAAGATGGTGAACCTTCTCAAATCCTTTATTACAAACAATACCAACCAAGTAATTCTTATTATCCTAATCCAGATTATAGCGGTGCTTTGGCTGCTATCGAAATTGATGTAAACATCAAAGAATTTCACTCAAACAATTTAAAGAATGGTATGTTACCATCTCTTTTCATATCAATGAATAATGGTATCCCTGGCGAGGAAGAACAAAGACTTATCACACGTGCATTGGAAGAACAATATTCTTCTGTAAACAACGCAGGTAGACCTATTATATCATTCAACGAAAGTAAGGAGTTAGCTCCTGAAATTACACAGATTGCACCATCATCAAACGATGGGTATTATCAAGCAATATACGATGATATTATTAGAACCATTTTAAGTGGTCATAGAATCTCATCTGGTGAATTGTTTGGTATCAGTACATCAGGTAAGTTAGGTACACGTAATGAGATTGTGGACCACTCAGAATATATCAGAAAGATGGTGATTATGCCGTATCAACACGAACTATTACCAACATTCAACAAATTGGTAAGTCTTAAATCACAAAAACCAACAACATTTGAAATTAAACCTTTATCAATTTATGAAGTAGGTGATGTTGTTGAACAACCTGTTGTTGAAAATAAACCAGAACAACCAACACAAATATAACATTATGGGTGTATTATTAATATCAGAAACTAAACTTAAGAATTTTACCAATATTTCACGTAACTTAGATATGGATGTTTTACGTGCGGAGGTACAAGTTGCTCAAGATACAGAACTTCAACCACTATTAGGTACAAAATTTTATAATCATCTATTGGACCAAGTATCATCTACAGGTAATACATTCAATTCAGATGAATTAACTTTGGTGAATGACTATATAGCACCATATCTTATACAGGTAAGTTATTTCAACTCAATACCTCACCTACATTATAGGACGGCTAATCGCTCAATAGTTGAAGGACAGATGGAGTCAGCTTCACCTGTAGACCTTGAAACGATGAAGTATCTTCGTACAATTCAAAAACAACGTGCAGACTTTTACAAGATGAGACTGCAGGATTATCTAATCACAGGACGTGGTCAAAATCTATTCCCTGATTACTTGTCAACTTCTACAATAGATGGATTAATTCCGAACAAGTCGGCTAAATACAATAACCCAATTGTTTTAAACCATACAAGTCGTTATGGATATGCATATAGAGGACACGGTGGAAACGGTATGTTTGGTAACTTACCATCATATAGTGAAATAGAATCATCTAATCCTGATTGCTACGACTGCTATTAATATGAACGAAACTATAATATTACTTATTTCAAACGCATTAACAGCTATCGCAGGTTTCTTTGTCGGTAAAAGACGTAGTGACGCTGAGACAGATAATGCTGTTCTTCGTAACCTTGAATTATCTATTAGTTTATACAAGAACATTATAGACGATTTAAAAGAAGAAATACACTCACTTAATTTAAAAATACAAGACCTTGAGAAAAAGGTTGAGGAACTTTATAAAGAGAATAAACAATTAAAACAAAAAGGATTATGATATTGGAATTATCTAGACCTAATGAACAAGAACTTGCACCCTTTAATAAAAATCTTTATTACAAAAGGATGTTAGAAATTGATTATGAGAAGAAATATAAGATGACCCAAAAACAATTCTTGGATTGGATACATCACAACTATACAAGTGTATTATTGTATGGTAAATCAATTAACATACAACAATTAAAAAAAATATCTATATGAACAAGAATGAAAGATTTAATCTAGTAAGAAAGATAAAGTTAAATTTATCTGATGTAAAACCAAACAAATTTGAACCATTAGAAAAAGATGAAAACGACCCTTGTTGGGAAGATTACGTGCAAGTGGGTACAAAGATTGTTGATGGAAGAGAGGTTCCAAATTGTGTACCATTAGAAGCATCAAAGGTTGTTAAGGAAGGGTTTCCCGTTCCTTCTCCTGAAGGTAGTGAAGATGAACAGACATTCGTATCTAGATGTATAAGTGAATTGTATGATGAATATGGTAGCGAGCAGAGTGCTGCTATCTGTTATTCTAAGTGGAGAGAATCGTAAACTAAACGTATAACCAAACACAATAAATAGGGGTTCCAAGTGGAACCCTTTTTTTATATTGTTATTCTTGTAAGTTCAGCTTCTTTGTGTCTTTCATACCAAGTGACACCACGTAGTTCTTCATTTTCTTCTTGAAGTTTACGTCTTGCCCTACCAATAAGTTCTGCGTTGGATAATGAACCTTTCTGATATAAAGAAAAGAATATTTCGGTTGGGGTTGTCTTTGGATTAAGGTTTAATTTTCTTAACTCAATGTCCCACATCTTACTTACCAATAACTTATCACAATCCCTCAAAGAAGGAAATTTGGTTAAAAGTATTTCAACCTTGTCTTGTAGATTTAAAATTTTCTTTGTTGTTGTTGTAGCCATAGTTTTTCCTTTTGTTTTATAAAGATATTAATAAATATCAGTAATTTCAAAAAAAGTTATTAAATAATAAACCCCCAACCAAGAATAGTCGGGGGTTACGTTGATTGAATTACGTATCTATATGATAAGATAGTAATACAAATATAGGAAAAAATTTTGAAATAAAAAAAGGGAAGGTGGAAAATCAAGGAAACAATAAATGGCAATATAATGAATAAAAGTATCCAACCTTCCCCTAATATAAATATATGAAATGTATATATAAAAACAAAGGGGAAATGGATAACCGACCAAATCCCCCTGTCAATATATATGTAGATAAAAAAGAATTACGCCTCTTCAAACTTGGAAGAGATATGTTTGTCAATCTTTTCTAATCTGACACCAAGTTCTTTACTATAACCATTCTCACAATAATCTACGAGAACATTCGTAATAGATACAATTTCTTTGAGAGTCATCGGTGTTCCAATCATCCTACAATAGTCAACCACATTCTTGATTTGTGATTGTCTGATAATACTCTGCTGTGTTTTTTGATAATCTTGTGCCATTTTGTTTGTGTTTTTATGATTAATAACTAATATTAAATTTACGACTTAATTTTGATAAAACCAAATCCAAGTTTTCCACAATCTTTTCAGTATCGATGTTACCATCTTTGTCTAACACCAAATCTAATTTGAATGACTTTGGTAATTCATTACTGTACTTTCTATCAACCACTTCAGGAAGAATGTTATTTAATTCATACAAGGTAACTGGTCTACCATTCTCGCCAGGTATCGTGCCGATTCCATAGATGATGTTTTGTTTCTTTAAGGTATCAATACTCCTTCCAACAGAAGAAGGTAAAATTGGACCTATTAATTGATTGTACACCTCATATACATCCCAAGTGGTCATACAACCAAACTTCTTGAATATTTGGTAGATTTTGTTCTCTTGGTCCTTTGCACTAGCAATAGCCTTTGCTAGTATTTCCTCCGCTATTGGAGTTGTTTTGTAATAAGATTTGATTTGTATAGCCATAATAAATTTGTTTATATTATAAATATAAGTAAAACTTTTGGAAATTCCAAAATTCCTAAAAATAATTTTTCAGATTTTGAACTTATGAAAAAATTCGTTATACTTATTATTGAAGGTGGCAGTAGAAAACCTTTTCAATCTAAACTACTAAACTTCAGGTAATCACTCCTGTTGGAACGTGTACCTATTTTTTTACCCAGCATCTAGCACCAGCAGCACCAGCAGCAGCAGCACCAGTATCAACAAATATAAATAAAACATCGAGCATCTAGAGCAACGATTTGTTAAATTAATTAATTTTGAATATATTTATATATATAAAATTAACTAGTATGAATATAGAACTAGAAAAATTATCAATATCAGAATTTGATAGCTTGCACCAGATA